GATGTGTTAGTATTAAAAGCTAGAATAAAAGCATTAGAGGATTTAGTTACTACTATTCAAAACAAACAAAACGATAGTGGTAATCCGCTAATACAAATTAAAAGGTAGGCATGGAAATTTTATTAATAATTATTTTGCTGACAGGTGCTGGAGTTTTTTTTCTTAGAAAAACCAATCGCCATAAATACGAAGAAATAAAATATAATTTAAAAAACTGGTTCAACGAATAAAATGACTAGAGCAACTGTTTCAGAATTAGATAAAAGATTATCAGCACATGAAGCAGCTTGCGAAGTTAGATGGCGTGAAAACTGGCGCCGATTAGAAACAATTGAAACCGAAGTCAAGTCAATAAATAAAAGTATTAGAGCTGGTTTGGTTTTTTTTGGTACCTTAATGTTAGGTATTACCGGCTTTATGGTAAAAACATCACTCTTCTAGCTTATGTAGTTTATTTTTTTTGTGTAAAATAAAAAAATGGCTCTACAAAAAATAACATTTCAACCTGGAATAAATCGCGAAGGTACTTCATACGATAACGGTAGCAGTTGGTTTGATTGCAACCTAATACGTTTTCGTATGGGCTTGCCTGAAAAATTCGGTGGTTGGCAAAAACTTTTAACTTCAACTTATGAAGGCTCTGCTAGAGCTTTGCATAATTTTGTTTCTTTAGCTGGAGTCAAATATTTAGGAATTGGTACAAATTTAAAATACTATTTGGTTGAGAACAACAATGCCTATAACGACATAACGCCGATTAGAAAGACTAGTACTAACTCAATAACCTTTGCTGCTACGAATGGCTCATCAACTATAACAGTAACCGATGCTTCTAACGGTGCGGTAGAAAATGATTTTGTAACTATATCTGGAGCAGCTAGTTTAGGTGGGTTGATTACAGCTAATGTATTAAATCAAGAATACCAAATAGCAAGTATTATCGATGGTAATACTTATACCATAATTGCTAAAGACACTTCTGGCAGTACCGTTACTGCTAATAGCAGTGACACTGGTAACAGTGGTTCAGGTACAGATGGTTTGTATCAAATAAACAGTGGTCTAGATGTAGTTGTTAGATCTACTGGTTGGGGTGCTGGACTTTGGGGTGGTACTACAGACAGTGCTTTGACTGCAAATTTAAATGATTCTGGCGGTATTTCTAATTCTGACACAACCATAATATTAACTAGTGCTACAGGCTTTGCAGCTAACGACATAATTTTAATTGGCTCTGAGTTAATAAAAATAGGTTCTATTTCTACCAATACTTTAAGCAGTTGTGTACGTGCTCAAAATGGTACGGTAGCTGTCGCACATAGTGATGGCGCTAGTGTTAGATTAGCTACTGGTAACGCTAATACATCTAATGATTTCAATGGCTGGGGTGTGGCTGCAACTTCTGGAGTAGAAACATCTATAAATAATTTAAGACTTTGGAGCCATGATAACTATGGCGAAGATTTAATTTTAAATGTTCGAGGCGGTGGTATTTATCGTTGGGTTGAAAACAATGGCACTACTACTAGAGCAATTGAGTTGAGTAGTCAAACAGGCGCTAATCAAGTGCCAACAGTAGGCTTGCAAGTTTTAACGTCAGAAACTGACCGACACCTAATTGTGTTTGGTACAGATCCTATTGTAAATGATTCAAGATCTGGTGAGATAGATCCAATGCTTATATCATTCAGTGATCAAGAAAACCCATTGGATTTTAGAACTTTAACAACTAACACTGCTGGATCACTTAGATTATCTTCTGGTTCAAAAATTATTGGAGCCGTTAAATCTAGACAAGAAGTAGTAGTATTTACTGATACTGCTATTTATAGCATGCAGTTTATTGGGCCACCTTTTACTTTTGGTTTAAATTTAATAAATGAAAACACCGGTTTAGTAGGGCCTAAAGCTGCAATAACTGCACCTGGTGGAGTGTTCTTTATGAGTTATGATTCTTTCTACTTATACAATGGTACTGTGCAACAGATACCTTGTACGGTTAGAAATTATGTTTTTAGCGATATTAATCAAGAGCAAGGTTTTAAAATACATGGCTTTAGTAATAACAAAAATTCAGAAGTAGGTTGGTTTTATCCATCTGCTAGTTCAATAGAAATAGATAGTTATGTGATTTATAACTATCAAGAACAAGTTTGGTATTACGGAAAACTAAACAGAACTGCTTGGCTAGATTCTAATATTGAAGAATATCCGCAAGCTACTGGCAGTAATTATTTATTTCAACATGAAATTGGATTTGATGATGATGGTGCTGAAATGACTAATGTGTTTATAGAATCTTCTGATTTTGATTTAGGCGATGGCGATAGCTTTTCTTTTTTAAAAAGAGTTATACCGGATATAAAGTTTTTAGATAACGACTCATCTTCCAACGTTAATATAGTTACTAAAACCAGAAACTTTCCAGGTGATAGTTTAAGTTCTGGACAAACTTCAAATGTTACTCCAACCACCAAGCAAGGACACATTAGAGCTAGAGGTAGACAAGCTGTAATACGCTTAGCATCTAATGATGGCAACAATGGTAATTTAGGTGTGGGTTGGCGTTTAGGATCAACTCGTTACGACATCAAAGCTGACGGCAGAAGATAATGGCAAAGCTTTTAAATACTAGGCTGCCTGTTGCTAATGGTCCAGTAACGCCAGAATTATTTAATCGGCTAGTTAGATTAATAGAATTAAACTTAGGTGAGTTTGATCCTATTAATACTGAACAATTTACTACCACAGAAAGAGATAAATTAAATTTTAACCCTGGCACGATTATTTTTAATACTACAACTAACTCATTACAGGTATTTGATGGAGTTGATTTTGTAAATATTACTGAACCATTTGCTATAATTATCGTTAACAATGATAAGATTAAATTTAGCGAAGTAATAAATTCTGGTTTAGGAATTGTTACTGTTACAACTTCATAGAGAAAAGGTATGACAGAAGAAAAAAAATATGATGTTTTTCAACACGGGGTAGAAATACCAATCATGCGTAATGCTACTTTAGAGCAAGCAGAAAGCAAGATGAAAAGGAACCAAGCTTTGGGGCGCAAAACATTTATAAAAACAAATAGATAAGTGGCAATCAGTAGAGCGCAAACGTCAAAGACGACTGCAAAGAAAGGCAAGATGCCAGCCAAAAATAAAAAAAACTTTCGTGCTACAAAAACTGGTGCTGGCATGACTAAAGCTGGAGTCAAAGCTTATCGAAAATTAAACCCAGGCTCTAAATTAAGAACAGCTGTAACTGGTAAAGTAAAAAAAGGTAGCAAAGCGGCCAAGCGTCGCAAATCTTTTTGTGCTAGATCCGCTGGACAAATGAAAAAGTTTCCAAAGGCAGCAAGGAATCCTAATTCTAGATTAAGACAAGCACGAAAAAGATGGAGGTGTTAAATGGTAGTTAGAAAAAATGTAAAAAGAACAGTGAAGAAGGTTGTTAAAGGTTTAAAAAAAGCTAGTAACTTACACGCTAAACAAGCTAAGAGCTTAGCTGCACTTAAATTAAAAAAGGGCGGTAGCGTTAAGAAAAAGAAAAGTGGTGCTAAACCTAATAACCCAGCTCTATACTCTAGAGTAAAAGCCGAAGCCAAACGTAAATTTGAAGTTTATCCTTCAGCTTATGCTAATGCTTGGTTAGTTAAAACTTATAAGAAACGCGGCGGTGGTTACAAGTAATGGCAAAACCTACTGGCGGTTTAACAGAATGGTTTGGTAAAGGCCCTAAAGGTGATTGGGTAGATATTGGTGCACCTAAAAAAGATGGCAAGTTTCAAAGTTGTGGTCGAGCAAAAGTCAAAGGTTCAAAAAGAAAATATCCCAAATGCGTGCCCAGAGCAAAAGCCAATAGCATGACAGCTTCACAAAAAAGTAGCGCTGTATCTAGGAAGAGAGCTAAGCCACAAGGCGTTGGGGGTAAACCAACTAATGTAAGAACTATTGTCAAAAAAAAAGATGGTGGTTTTGTCACGCGCTTAAACAAAGGTTGTGGCGCAGTTATGTCAAACCGCAGAAAGAGAACAAGTTATTCATGAAAAATTGGGACAAAAATACCAAGCTTAGTAAAAACTTTACAGTTCGCGAGTTTGTCAAAAGTCAAACTGCTAAACGCAAAGAAATAGATAACGATATTAAAGAAGAAACAGTATTTAATAGTTTGATTAATCTTTGTGAAAATGTGGTACAGCCAATTAGAGATCATTATAAGATTGCCTTTAGCCCTAATAGTGGTTACAGATCCCCAGAATTAAACAAAGCAATAGGTGGCTCAACCAAGAGTCAACATTGTTTAGGGCAAGCAGTAGACATAGAAATACCAACTGTTGATAACGAAAGTTTATTTAATTATATTGTAGAGAACTTAGAGTACGATCAAATTATCTTAGAATACTATGATGGCGTTAGTCCTAATAGTGGCTGGGTACATGTATCTTATGCAAACCCTGAAGATAATAGAAAGATAGCGATGACTTTTAATGGAAGTACATATAGAATAGTATGAACAACATGGCGCATCTTATGATGACTTTTTATAACTTACACGAGGAATTATGTTAGATTCAGTAGTAGGTGTAGCTGGCAAAGTTTTAGATAAATTTATCGAAGATAAAGATTTAAAAGCCAAGTTACAGCATGAACTAAATATGCAATTACATAATGCAAATTTAGCTCAAATAGAAGTTAATAAAGAACAAGCTAAAAACCCGTCCATGTTTGTCGCCGGCGCTAGGCCAGCGATTATGTGGGTGTGTTGTTTAGGTTTGTTATGGTCTTTTTTTATAGGACCTATATTAAATTGGGTCTTGATGGTTTCAGGATCTGATATTCCAATACCAGACATAGCAACCGAAGGCCTATTAACTTTAACTATGAGTTTACTAGGGCTTGGTGGTATGCGTAGCTGGGAAAAGTCTAAAGCGGTTGCACGTAGTAATTTAAAGGAATAGTTATATGAAAGACATAAACTCAAATCAAGAAGGCCTAATGGCTTTAGCAGAAAAAAGACCTGGCGTGGTAGAAAAAATGGGCTATGACCCAGATAGTTTTGCTGCTGGTGGGTTAGCCATGTTAGAAGCTGGTGGTATGGGTATGGATCCAGACATGGCGATAGAAGTATTCAAAGAAAAACAAGGCATTGAAAGTTTTTTTGGTGGAGGGATGGCAAGCACATTATTCAGAAAGACAAAAGAAGAAAAAGAAAAAGAAGAAGAAGAAGAAGAAAAATCCATGCTACAAAAAATAAAAGCAGGTTTGTTGAATTTTGAATCGTCTGATGCTAGTGATTTTGCAAGTATGGGTATGCCTCAATCAATATCATCTGGAGGCATAGGAGCTTATCAAGCGCCTAGTATTCCGCCAATAACTAGAATGTTCGGCGGCGGATTGGCTAATACCAATGCAGGAGATGAATACGTTCCTACAGGTAATACATTTTTAGGTATGGATTTGGGCGCTTTAATGGCTAAATCAGCAAATGATCAAGCCAGACAAAGTAATGCTACAAATAATTCACAAGGTATCTCTGCACTAGATAACGATTTAAAAGATTTGATTGATAAATTTCCAGGGCTTAGCGGTGGTGATAGAAATTTACAAAAAGCTATATTAGATTTACAAAGAGCTCAACAATACACCCCAGACTCTGCTCAATACATTGATGAGAGTTCTCCTCTCAAAGCTATCTATCGACCTTATTATTCAGAAGTTACTAAAGCTTATAATGTTGGCAGAAAGGGTGCGTTCGATCCTATGGCTGCTGCTCCAGAAGAAAGAGTGCAATTTAACTTAGATCCTAGAAGGATTGAAGGTCAAGTATATGCAGCCGATGGTGGCATGATGGTGGATGGTCAGATGTTTCCAGATCGTGATGACTTAGTGACTGGTCCTGGTGGAGAACGCGATGACAAAATACCAGCTATGTTAAGTGATGGTGAATTTATTATAAACGCTAAAGCGGTACGTGGTATCGGTGCCTTATCTGGTGCGTCGGGCGACGACCCGTTTGCACAAAGAATGGAAGGCGCAAAACAAATGTATGCTTTACAAAAAGCAGCTGAAGGTTATATGGGATCAATGTCATGAGTAAATTTACGGTAGATAAATTAAAATTTTGTGAAGCAGATGGTAAAGAAATAGCTGAATTTTTAACTAAAAACTTTCATAAAGAACATGCTTTTACAGTTGATGGTAAATCGCCAAAGCTTCACTGGGGCAGAGTTTCACACAAAATAAATAGCGTTCTTTTAGACGGTGTTGTTTTTGTGGTAAGAAATGAAGATGGCAATGTAGTTGGCAGTGTAGGCTTGGAAGAAACAAACCACTGGTGGTCTGATGAAAATTTCTTAGGCGACTCTTGGTTTTACGTGTTGCCTAAATATAGAGAAATTGTTGACGGTGAAAAACCTTCAGAGATATTATTAAAAACTGCTATGGCTTACGCTAAAACAGAAAACAAACCCATAGTTATGGGTGTTTATAATGTTACTAGTGTTGAAAAGGCAGAAAAATTATTTTTTAAAAATGGGTTTCACAAAATTGGTGGAACTTACTACAACGACTTGAGGTAATAATAATGGGTTGTACTTGTAAAAAACCTGAGATACAAAAAATTGAAGCTGAATCTATGGAGCTGCCATCAACTGGTTATCAATTCATTGATCCTTTTGGAGAAGATATTAGCAGAAGAATACTGTCTTCTTATTTTGGTTCGCCAGAAACAAGAGACCCAATAACCGGTGAAGTTATAGATCCAGGTTACGAAGGCTTGATATCTAAAGAAAGAGATATACCTATTGAGGGCACAGCTGATTTAACAGACTTAGAAAGACAAGCCAGAGCTTTATCTGGTAACTTAGGACAATTTGGTGAATACATACCGGAGGCAGCTGGTGTTACTAGAGAAGGTATTGACGCAGCTAGATCTGGAGTTAATCAACTAGGTCAAGGTGCTTCTAATTTAACAGAGGCAGCTAGATTGGCTAGAGATCCTAACGAAGCAATAAAAAGTTTTAGTGATCCATTTGAACAACAAGTAGTTCAACAAGCTATTAGAGATATAACTGAACAATCACAACAACAGGGCATAGCTAATCGTGCTAGTGCAGTTGACGCTGGAGCATTTGGTGGTAGTCGAGGCAGATTACAAGACAGCGAGAGACAAGAAGCACTTGGCAGAGGTTTATTAGAAGCTGTCGGTGGTATTAGGTCTCAAGGTTTTCAAGGCGCTAGAGACGCTGCTGCTGAACAAGTCAGTCAGTTAGGAAACTTAGGCCAATCCATGGGCACATCTGGTTTAGCTTACAGCACACTTGGACAAGGTATTTCTGGACTAGGTTCACAACTTGGTTCTTATGGCGCAACAGGTCAAGACTTATTGACAGGTCAAATAGGCACACTTGAGAATCTAGGACAAGCTCAACGAGGCATGACTCAAGATGCTCTGAGCAGAAGATTTAGAGCAGCTGATGTCTTAGCTGATGAACCATTTACTAGATTACAAAGAGGTCAAGCATTATTAGCAGGAACGCCAATGGGGGGTATCTCTGGTGGTACTGGTGCTCAGATGTATCAACCACAAACTTACAGCATGCCTAGTTCTTTACAAAGAGGTATTGGTACATTAGGCCAACTTGGAACAGCTGTAGGAAACTTTAGAGGTGGTAAGAAAGAATGAATACAGGTATAGCAGACGTTTTCAAAGAAATGATTAGAAGAAAAGAAATAGAAGATGTTCTTTCTGAAGAAGGTATTAATGCAATATTAAAAAGCCAACGCATACCTATACAAAAAAAAGGTAAAGAATTTTCTTATCAAATGGACCCTAATTTTTCTTTGTACACTAACCCAGCAGAAGCTGGAATTAGGTATGAAAATAAATTTGCTAATGGCGGTATTGCCTCAGCTATTACAAAAATAAAAAAGAACCCTAAAGTAGAAAAATATGCAGCAGGAGCTTTAGTGCCTATTGCTAGTGGGTTAGCGACTGTTGCTCGTGGTGCTATAGCTAGATCAGCACCCACAGCAATTAGCAAAATAAGAGACATTTTAAGCGGTAGTAGAAAAATTAAAGACATGGGAAGAGCTAAATTCTCTAAGGTAGATGATGCCAAAATAGTAGATGATGTTGTCGAGAAAAGCGGTAACATATTTTCTAGAAACCCAGTAAGTTCGACTCTTACTGGATTAGGTTTAACTGCTGGAGTAGCGCCTTCTATTTACCGCTTAATTGGCGGCGGTGATGAAGAAAAAACTACTAATCTAGGCAACGGCGGTGATGACGGTGATGACGGTGATGACGGTGATGGTGGTGG